TCTCTAAAGCGGCGCTTGGTCGAATAGACGAGCAGCTCACCGGCGGCTTTCAGGAACGGACTGAGGCTGCCGGCCTGTCGGCGCAGACGGTTTAGCAGGTCGCGCATCTGCTCGTCGTCGCGGATCTGTGTATCAATTCTCATGGCCGCCCTTCCTCCATGCGATCCCGAAACGCTTCACTGATCGACGGCGGCAGGTCGCGCGCCTTTTTCTCGATGGTCTGTCGGATCTCGTCCTGCACGGATTGGCCGGGCATGTAGTCCCAACCCTCGTCGATATCGCCCGGCCTATCCTCGGGAGGCTCCTCGAATCTGCCGCCCATTCTCTCGGCCGTCTCGCGCGAAACTGCTACCGTGTCGCAGGAACAACCCCAGCCGTTCGGTGGCTGGTGGGTCGACCACCAGGGGTCGTCAGCTCGCAATACCAACCCGTCCCAGGCCAGGTGCTGCGGCCGTGGATCCGCGCTGCCACCGTGCACGTACATTCGATATGGCGCTACGGCCAGCAACTCCGGATCGTTCAACTGCGCCAAGCGGCCGGCGGCGTAGGCTGTGGCGGTGTTGGTCTGGTAGATCACCCGGGTGCGCCAGTCGCGCGCGCCGGTGTAGTCCCAGCCGTAGCGCTCGACGATCTCGTCGAACTGCTCGCGGAAGGCCTCGATCGACTGACCTTCGGTGATGAACGATTCCACAGCGCTGGCCATATCGCTGAGAAGATCCGCCTCCATCGCGCCAGCCACCATGAAACCGCGGTCGTGCTCGTTGCCCCAGAGGTCGTCCCAGGCGGCGGTCGGGATCAGGTTCTGCAGGCGAAGGCGTAGCGCCTCGAGCATCTCCTCGAATGGCTGCTGGAATGTGCTCATCGATCGGTGCTCATCAGTCGTCGGCCAGCTGCCCGGCTTCGCGCGCCACGTTGTCTCGGCCGAGGGCATGGGCCACGGCGAAAGCATCGCCCATCAGCTGACTCAGCTCGGCCGTCGGCAGATTGCCATAGCCCTGCAGGATGCGATCGCGCAGCGCCTCCAGGCTGTCGGCCTCGTCCACCCAGCGGCGAATCTCGGCCAGCATGGCCTGAAGCCCAGGGCCGGCATCACGCGCCAGCTTGTCGACGACCTGCCTCCGGATACGCTCTTGCGGCGTGGTTTCCGCGGCGTTGCAGGCCGCATGCGGGCTGCTGATCTGCTGGCGTGCAGCGGCCGGTGGCGGCGGGAAGGGTGAGGCGGCCGGCGCGCTCGGACGGGTCAGCACCTCTTCGCCTTCTTCCGCGAGCGGGATCTTCAGCCGATCATGCGCCCACTTGCGCGAGATCTGCAGGCCGGCCTCGACCAGGCCAGGCAGGGCGTTGCTCATCGCTTCCATGTCGGCCGGTTCCTCGTCGTCCCACACGAACAGCGGCGCGCGCTCCGCCGTGGTGTTCAGCGCCGTGATGGGCCGAAGCAGCTGCTGCTCGATCGTGCGCTTGAGCTGACGGCGATCGGAGGCGGCGATTTCCTTGCGGACTTCGTTGTGGGTGTCCGCAACGTTGGAGCCCAGGCCGGTCGATTGCGCCGTGGTGGTGAGCGTGCCCCCCAGGATTGCCTTGGAGATCGAACGCTCGGCCCACTCCATCATCCGCATGAACGGGTCGCCGCCCGCGCCAGCCTTGGCCGCCTCCTGGAACTCGATCGACATGCCCTCCGGGATGATGCCGGCAGCGGCGTGGCCGATGCCGACCACGGCGCGCAGCAGCGTCGCCTTTTCCTTGTCGCTGGATCCGACCGGGTATTTGCCCAGGCGAAGCGGCAGGCCGTAGATCTCGAGGAACTCAGCCAGGTCGCGGGTTGACAGGGCCCGCATCAGGAACGGCCAGCCGAGTACGCGCACCAGGCCCGCGCGCGTCAGGTAGCCCGAGCGTGAGCGCTGGATGTGCAGGATCCAATTCAGCGGCCGCAGCGCGGTGCCGGCACCAGTCTGGTCGCGCAGGAGCAGGCGGCTGAACTGGTAGTTCTGATAGTCGGCCTGGAACCAGTCGGCCGGGCGCATCTCCGGCTGGGTCGGCACGTTGACCCCATCAATCAGCTGCCAGTGATACTCGCAGCCGGCGTAGCTGTGCAGGATCGCGTCGGTCAGATCGTAGAGCAGATCCTGCATGTCGATCTCGACGTCGAGGATCTGCCGGCACAGATCCGCGGCCTGCTCCTCGGCCGGGGTGGCGTCCGCCGGCGGCTCGATATGCCAGGCGACCGCTTGCACGGCCAGGCGACGCTTGGACAGCTCGCAGAACAGATGCGCGTCTTTTTCCTCCATATCCATCGCCAGCCGCGCCTGCGCCGTCAGGTCGCCCTCTTCGGCCCGGCGATAGACCGAGGCCAGGCGCGCCGGCGTCAGGCCGCGCGTCGGGTGGTCGCCAATCTCACGATGCAGCCAGCCAAGGCGGCTGGTCTGGTCGTCACGCACCGGCCGCGCCTGGCGGGCGGGCTGGCCGTCTGGGCCGAGGATCTCTACCATGCGCCACCTCCGTCGTAGCTCATATCCATGTCATCGCCGCCATCGCGTTTGCGCAGGTACTCTCTGCTGTGGCGGCTTGGTGCGGCCGTGAAGTCAAATTCGACGACCTCCTGGCGTGAGGCGAAGTGGCTCAACAGCAGCGCAATGCCGGCGTCTCCGTGTCGCTTGCCGCCGTCCTTTGAACTACTCCGAAGGTCGGGCAGCCGCGGGACACCACGCACGACCTGAAAGGCGCGCACGTCGTCCAGCACTTCAGCGTCGCGCGGGTATTCGATCGTCCCGTCTTCATGCGCGGCCTTGAAGGGTGCCGTGTTCTCGCGATACCAGGACTCGCTGAACATCACCTGCTCGATGCGCAGTTCGCCGTACTTCTGCATGGCGACCTCGGCCAGGTAGTGGCCGTTGCCGCGCGCATCGAGAGCAGCTTTCCGAAATCGCGGCAGCCGGTCGAGGATGAAGAACAGCGCCTGGCGTTGCTGCTCGAATGGGCACTGGCGAAGCTCGACAAGAAACGGATGCCTGACGGTCAGGTCCTTCCGCACCTGGTGCGGCGCGAAGACAGTCAGGTCTCCAGTTCGGCCAAAGTCCTCACCGAGCCCTGAATTCAGATCGGGATCCAGCGTCTTGAGCTCGGGCCCGAGATAGGTTTCGAGCCAGTCTTTCATCTCGGCTTCGCGCAGGTGCTTCGGCCAGGTGGTGAAGTCGTCGGCCGGTGGGCTCCAGCGAAAGACCGGCGCATCGATCATGCGCGACTCGATCAGCGCGCGATTCAACCAGGTGCCGCCTGATTTGCTGGGAATGCAAAACAGCTCTTCGTCGGCGTCATCGCCATAGGAGTCGATGATGTCCTGGCGCCAGCGGCGCTCGCCATCGACGGACCAGGTCTCGCCCTTGACGAGGCAGATCCGTCGGTACAGCCCCTGCTCGAGGGCATCGTCGAAAGTTGTGCGCAGCACCTTGTACTTGAGCTTGCCGGCGCGAACGTCCTGGATCATCGTGTTGAACAGGTTGTCGACACCGTCATGTGTCGAGATCACCAGCACCTTGCCGCCCCAGATCAGCAGCGCGAGCGCGGCCTTGAGCAGCTCGGCCAGATCGTCATGGAACGCCGCCTCATCGACAATCACATAGCCTTGTCGGCCTCGCAGCGATCGCGGGCGGCTTGAGAGGGCGACGATCTCGAAGCCCGAGGCGAAGTTGATGCGGAACGCCTGAATATCCTTGTCGCCGTCCTCGGTCTTGTCGCGGAAGATGAACTCCTCGACGGCGCTTGCCGCCTTTCCAAACGCCTTTGCCCACATCGCGCAGGTGTCGATGAACTCGCGCGCCATGTCGAGGTTGTAGCCGATGTAGAGCGTGTCCATACCGCCGGCAGCGCGCTGCGCACCCGAGGGCAGCACGGCGTCAGCGCCGATTCCCCAGGTGGCACCGATGCGACGGGACTTCTCCCAGAAGGTGACCGGGTAGGCGGCAGTCGCCTCGAGGCCTTCCTTCTGATACGGAAGCAGCACATCCTGGCCACCGAGGTCCGGGAGCGACGTCGCTGCGGTGGTGCTCATGCCAGCCCCAGAATCTCGCGCTTGATCGCCTGGATCGTTTCTTTCGTCATGCCAGAGACCGCAGCGGATTGACCAACCGCGTCGGCGGCCTTCTTGGCAAACTCTCGCCGGATATTGATCTCGCGATCAGCGGTCAGCTTGTCGGCTTGGGCCAGCTCCTTGATGGCCTTGGCGATGAACATCAGCTCACCAGCGCTCGCGCCGTCTTCGGCTTCGTCGAAGTTGCTGATCGTCTGAAATGCCACGGTCCGCAGCATCTCGGAGATCAATCGACCGACGTCGCCTTCCGGATCCTCGTCGATCTTCCCGACCCAGACCTTGGCGATCTCCTTGGCCTGCCTGAACTTCTCCATCTGTTTTTTGGAGTTCTTCACATAGCGCCCCACCGCCGAGCGGCTGGCCTCGCCGCCGAGCTGCTCGATGGTCTCGACCAGCTCGTCGATCGTCGCCCGGTCCTCACGGATGGCCTGATCGACCGCCTCGCGGATCCTCGGGTCGAGCTGCTTGATGGTGCTCTTGCGGCCCATGCTTATTCAGGCCGGGGGCGCTTGACGCCGGGGACGCGGGCGCGGCCCTGGGCGACGTCGTCGCCGCGGCCGGTCAGCTTGGCGACCAGGACGCCGCCGACCTCGTTGGTGGTGACCAGGCCCTGCTCGGAAAGCCAGGCCAGATCGGTGCGCACCGTGTCCTCGCCGACCGCGTGACCGAAGCCAGGCAGCGCGGCGTGCAGCAGGTAGTGGTTGGCGCTGTAGTCGTCCCCGTCAGCGAGCAGGCGCAGCAGCGTGAGCCGCCGGTCCTCTCGCAACAGGTTGGCAAAATCGCTCATTTCGTGCCCTTGTTGATCAGGTGTTCGGTCATCAGGTCGACAGCGCGGCCGAGCCCTTGCATCGTGCCGGTCATCTGGCGCACTTCGCCGCGCAGACCAGACAGGTCATCGCGCAGCGCGGTGAAATCGCTGTGGCCGGGCGCGTCGCGGAGGTCGCGCTCGACCATATCCAGCCGTCGGCTGTTGTCGTCGATGCGCTTGCTTAGCTGCCCTAGTGCACGGCTGCTGGCTTGCTCGCGCGATCGCCACCAGGCCCAGATCGCGAGCGCTGAGTTGGCGACCAGCACCAGAGCGCCGAGCCAGAACCTCGCGGCGCTGTAGTCAAATTCAGGCACTTAACCACCCTCGTCCGGTTCGACGGGCGGCACCGGTTGACTGCAATCCCCACCGTCGCGGCAGTCGCCCTGGTCGAAGGGCCCTGGCGAGTCGGTGCGCCGGTCGCCGGTGTCGATGCGATCGCCGCCGATCTGGTCGCCGCCGATATCGGTGTCGATGCGATCGCGGCCGATCAGGTCACCGCCGGCGCGATCGCCGGTGGCGTTGTCGACCCAGTTGCCGTCACCCACCGCCGCGCCGTTGCCGATCGTGGCTGTATTCCCGATGCCAGCCCCGGTGCCGGAGACGTCGCCGTCAACCGTATCGCCCCGCGTGTTGTAGCTGTCGCTGATCGTGGTGACCGAATGGTCGCCGCTATTGCGGCCGATGCTGTCGGCGAGATCCACAAGGCCGTCGGCGGCGATCTTCGCGCCGTAGATCGGCGCTGCGACCCGAAGCGCAGTCTCGAACAGGCCGAGCATCTGGTTGCGCTGCTGCGGCAGAGGATTGATCGAGATCTCGCGCGGGTCATTGACGACCAGCGACTCGACGCCCGAGAGCTGGATCGTTTGCCCAGGCTGGGCCCGCAGCTCGAACAGCGGCGGGCGCTGCTCGGCTTGTGCCTGCTGCGCCTGGTAGTAGGCCTGCGCCTCGGCAGTGCGGTGCGCATTGTGCGCGCAGCCGACCAGGGCGACGGCGATCAGAATTGTCAGTAGCGGTCTCAAAAGTAGATCCTCCAGAATTTCCACCAGGGCGGTACGGCCGCCGGCGGTGTGGTTGCGCGTACGAGTGACGCGTGACGATCAGCGCAGTCGTCGTACAGCTCAGTCCGGTCCTTCAGGTTGCTCAGCAGATCCGGCACCTGGCCGCTGGCCGGCTGCGGCAGCGGCGGGCAGGGCTCGGTCAGGTTCGCCGGCGCGGCCGGCGCGGGGCGCAGACCAGCTCTCGATGAGCCGCAGCCCGTCGTCACCGATATCGCAAACCCAAAGCTCAGGGCGATCAGCAA